ATAATCATCATAATTTATTACAATATCTTTTAGTTTTGAATTTAATTTATTATTTGTCATTATACTTTTTAATAAGTATATGCTTTTATATTTTAATCAATTCTAAATATGTAAAATATTTCAAATAGACTTGTTGTTTTAACGACTAATAATTAATATAATTATAAAAAATTGATTTGTTTTTATCTTTAAAACATTTAGATATAAATTTTAAAGATAAACTGAAATAATCGGAAATAATGGAAAATCTAGATAATGATCAAAAAGACGCAATATCACGTATGAAACAAGGTCAAAATGTATTTTTAACAGGGGGAGGCGGTACTGGAAAATCATATGTATTAGAGCACTATATTGATTATGCTAAAAATAAATATAGAGAAGATTGTAAAAGATTTTTAGGTATTACAAGCCTTACTGGCTCAAGTGCTCTTCTTATTGGGGGAACAACAATACATTCATTTTCAGGTATAGGTGTTAGTAAATCAGATGAAAACCGAATTATAGAAACAATATCGAAAAGAAAATATATTAAGAATAGATGGAAGGAACTTAAAACACTTATTATAGATGAAATATCTATGATGACTCCCAGAACTTTACGTTTATTAAATAAATTAGCGCAATTTATACGAAAAAATACATTGCCATTTGGAGGTATACAGATGATATTTAGTGGAGATTTCTGTCAACTATCACCTATATTAGAGCAACATCTTTTACATACTATGGACTACTGCTTTGAAACACCTGAATGGAAAGATGCAAATATTTATACAGTATATTTTAAACAGATACATAGACAATCTGATTTAGAATTTATAGAAACATTGCAGAAAATAAGATTAGGTGTATCGGACCAAGAGACAAGTAGTGTTTTAATGTCGAGATTTAAAAAAGCACTTGATAACAAAAACGGTATTCTACCAACTCAACTATATCCAACAAGAGATAAGGCAAATTGTGTAAATAATTCATTTTTAGAAAATCTTAAAAAAATGCATCAAACACATATGTTTTCACTGAATATTAATGTAGAGCCTATGGGTAATTCCGATGAAAGAATATATAATATGGAAATTTTAGAGCAAAAGGTTCTTTCACAAACACCTATTCCTAAAACTATTGAATTATGTAAAGATTTGCAAGTGATTCTTGTCGTAAATCTATGTATAGATGATGGATTAGTAAATGGAAGTAAAGGTATAATTACTGATTTTGATGAAAAGGGATTTCCTATAGTTACCTTTTTAAATGGAAAAGTTCGAGTTATTAATCCATATACATGGGATATCGAAGAAAACGGTATGCTTGTTAAAGCAGTAGGTATACCTCTTATATTAGGGTATGGTTGTACTATACATCGTTCACAAGGAATGACAATTGAATTAGCAATTATCGATATAGGAAATAATATATTTGTCGGAAGTGGTGGTTATGGTCAAGTATATGTTGCATTAAGTCGTGTTAGAAGTCTTGCTGGATTATGCATTTTAAATTTTGACCCAAATAGAATACGATGTCATCCTAAAGTTATTCGTTATTATGAAGATTTAGAAAAAGAAATAATTGAAAGGAATAAACAAGATGTTATAGATAGTAGTAAATCAAATAACAATTCTATCGATTTTACAATAAATAAAGAACTTCCAAATCAAATAGTTTCTATTAAAAAAGTAATTAAGAAATCAAAAGAAGAATTAAAAAGTCGTCAGTTTAATATTCAAACATTTTTCAATCCAATTTCGAATTGAGAATAAATATCAAATACACATATTATTACATACTTGAATTATTTATATATAGCAATATGAACTTTTTTTTGTTAAAATATTATTATAAATAATTTAACCAAAAAACAATTTGATTTAAATAAAATAAAATATTATTATATACTAATAATGCAAACACTTCGTCAAAATAATCAATTAACGACTGATAATTTACCCGATTATGTAAACAGCATCCATTGTTTTGATAATAGAGCAATTTTTACAGATCCTAATGATTTACCAAATAGAATTGTAGCTATAGGTGATGTACATGGTGATTTAGAGTCCCTTTTTCTCATTTTATTAAAAGCGGAGGTTATCAATATCGTGGGAAAATGGATAGCATTAGACACGTTTGTCGTTCAAACAGGGGATATTTTTGATAAAGGGAGAAATCTAAGTATGTTATCCTCCGTTGGTATAAGACCTGATAATGTTGATACTGGATTAGCTAATTTTGTTCCATATGATATAATTGATAAATTAGGTAATGTTAAAAGAATAGATGATCCTCCTACGGTGCCACCGCTGCCTCCAGGCGCCGTATTTAATGAACCTTTTGGTGAAGAGGGAGACGAACTAATTATTTTAAAGTTTTTGGCAGATTTAAATATACAAGCTATAAGTGGGGAATTTGGTAATAGCAGAGTATTATTATGTTGTGGAAATCATGAAGTATCAAATGTTATGGAATATTTGGACGATAATTATCATCATGCAATAACAAATGGATATGTGCATCCTATGGATACCGTTTTATTTGGTGGTCCTAATTATCCCACAAGACAAGCATTACTAACTGTTGGTACCGGTTTATTAGCACAAAAGTTAGCATGTACGATGAAAGTTATTGTAGTTGTTGGGCATTTTATTTTTTGTCATGGCGGTGTAGATGCAAATACATTAAGGGATATTAATAGTATAGATGAGTTAGATGGTATTAATGAAATGTTTAGACAATTTCTTTTAGGGACCTTGCCAGATGTTGATATGGACCGTTTAAGACGATATATTTCTGACGCAAATCAAAACTCTATCGTTTGGTTTCGTGAACAAGGTGACCCTAGATTACCAAATTCCACTATAACCAATCCAAATAGAATATGTCGAAATACAATTAGTTTGTTTTCCCAAAAATTTGGAAATCCACACTTTAATTTAGTAATCGGACATACTACACAACAATCATGTATTGACCCAAAATCCAAAAATGATAGAACAATACCTCGCGTAAGAGTACAGTGGGCTAGGACAAATCCTGATGGTACCGTCGACGAATGTATAACTTTACCTACATTAGCATGTGATAATCAAATATATCGTATAGATACAGCAAGTTCTAGAATGATGGGTGCTCATGATTATAGGTATCCACTAGAAGGAAGATCAAATTCGTTAATTATCAATTTAAATGCGGATGGCTCAAAAAATACAGTATTCGCTAATAATGGCATTTTAGGCAATGTTCAGTTGTATCCTCAAACTCCGTAATCAACCTTAGTTTAATAATATATTTATTAAGTCTATAAAAAACAATATATTGTTTAGATTTAACAAATAAATTATTTTTAAAAAATTGATATTTATTGAATGGCACATTATACACTTTATCTTTTATTTAATATGATAAAAAACAATATTCGGTATTTTTCTGATTTACATTTAGAATTTATTAAACCTGATAAAATACATGAATTTATTAGTAAAATACCGCAGGGTATTGATGAAATATGTATATTAGCTGGAGATATAGGTAACCCGTATGAAAGAAATTATCATATTTTTATGCAATTTATAAGTAAAAATTTCAAAAAAACATTTGTTATTCCAGGTAATCATGAATATTATAACAAAAAAAAAAGGATACAACAAACAAATGATTTTATGAACCTATATTTTCAAAAATATAATAATATTAGCTTTTTGAATAATAATTATGAAATTTACGAAAATTTTTGTTATATTGGAACTGTATTATGGTCTAAAATCACAGACCCGTGTTATGAAATAAATGATGTATATCAAATACCTCATTTTAATTGTGCACAATATAATTGTTTAAATGCAGCATGTATTGATTTTTTGGAAAATACTTTACAAAACAATGATAATTGTATAGTTATAACACATCATGTTCCTTCATATTCACTAATAGATGATAAATATAAAACAGACCAAATGCAACCATATAATCAATGGTTTTATTCTGATATGGATACACTAATTAAAAATAAAGGACATAAAATAAAATGTTGGTTTTATGGTCACACCCATACACCTTCAAATGTTAAAATAAATGCAATACCGTTTTTATGTAACCCAATTGGTTATCCTGATGAAAATAAAAATGTAAATTTCAATGTATCTATTATAATTTAAATGATTAAAAGATGTAAAACGAATTATTGATGTATTATCTATAATTAGTTTTAGTAAACCTATGCTATCATATTTATATTGATCTATAAAATTCCCAACCAAGGTCGATACAAATTTTTTCCCAAATTATATCTTGTTGTTGTAATTTTTCTCTAGATTTTAATAAAGGAAAACATGGAAGTAAGTGATCAAGCTCTAACAATTGACAAAACTTATGTAATACATACCCATACGACAAAAAATTTTGTCTTTCAGTTGGACAATATTTAATAAAAGGTATCTGTATTTCTTTAAACATTACTCGTAAAGTTTCCTCTTGATTTTTTGTAATATGTGGTGCAGGTATACCATTTATATGATTAATTATATGAGGTATATGCTCATAATATTTATTAAGATTTAATTTTCGTAATATTTCACGTATTTTACTTGGATCAATAACAGTTAAATTAGTAATACGCTCTTTCTTAATTTCATCAAGTATTTTATCATATACATCCTTCGGTATATCAGTTGACTCTTTACCCTGAAATTGACTGACCCATTCGTTGCGTATATTATATGCATTTCTACATATAGTCGACTATATCTTAAGCATTGTATATTATTTATTTTATACAACACCCACTACCGTTTAGTCTGTGAACCCCTGACTTATTCTACCATAATAGTAGTAATAAGTTGTTGGCTGCTGATTATCCAATCCTATTTATTTTGACATTTAATATTCTATCACTAGAAATATTATTGTAAAATAGGCTATAAGGAAGTCCCAGCAATTTGATAGTGTCGCAAGATAGTTATATCTCACTAGCAGGTTATGGCATTTATTCTAAATTTGGTCATATTTAGATAAATGATGGTTTCCCAAGATTTTATTATTGTCCAAACCATTAGACAATATACTCCTACTGTTCCACTCCAACTATTAAAGTGGTTAATCCTTTTATATGCAAAATATGCAATTTCTTTTGGAGGCTCTTTATAACTCGGTTTATCACAATCAATAAGAACATATTCTTGTGCTCCACATTTTTGACATATCATAACTCCTTCAGCGTTTATGAAATATTTCTGTGCATTACATTTACGACATATTTCAATGTCATCTTCCTTATTTTTATCTGAAATAAACCGCGTATCAACATAATTCATGTATTTGTCCATCATTTCTGTTTTTGTTAATATTTTTCTTGTTTTCTGATTTACCAATTTTGGATTTTGATTAGAAAATGTTATTTTTTCATTTAATATATTATCATCATCACCTTTGAAGAAATCTAAAATAGATTTAGATAATGGACTTTTATCTGAAATAAATGCTGGCTTATCAACATCTTGAATTGTTACAGGCTCGTTGCACATGTTATAATATTGAAACAAAATATGTCCTGTATTTAAAAAGTATAATTGAGGGTCTTCAATTGTGGACATACTTGAAAGTTCCCTTTCTATATCAATCACCCGTTCCTTTAAATCAAATTTTTGATTTAATTGGTCATCTGATATATTTTGATTAGGTATCGCTTCCAATTTTTTTAATTGATTTTGAATATCATATAGCTCTTTCTGTAATTCTACTTTACGTGTTTTATTTTCATTAAATTTTCGTATAAGTTCTTGATGTTTATTATCAATATTTACATGTGAATTGTTTGCATTTTTCTTATTATTAGTTTTGTCCTTAAATAGTAACATATTACGATATTACTATAGTTTATATATATAGAATATTATCGTAGTTCTTTTTAAATATAATTATTTTATCTATTTTTAATAGAATTTTGAATTTATACGCAATAATTTTGAATTTAATCATTTTCGTTAAAATGATATAATTGATTTTTGATAAGAGAATATAATTGGTCTATCGTTATGCAAAATATAGTGAAGAGGTCGCATCAAAAATTAATATTAGATTTAATTAAAATTTCTTTTATATATAGTATGATAAAAGAAGGTTGGAAATTCAGACACATATCTGACAGTGTATTTGAATTTAAAAAAAGTCGCGCTCTTGTAAATGACATTGATATACATGAAATTTTAAATAAAATTTAATATAAATTGCGTTTTGCTAAAATTTTTTTCTTGACTATATTATATAAAACAAAAATGGGTGGTGGTTTAATGCAACTTGTCGCATATGGTGCTCAGGATATCTATCTTACTGGAAATCCTCAAATAACTTTTTGGAAAGTCATGTATCGCAGACACACTAACTTTTCTATGGAATCTATAGAACAAACTTTTAACGGTGCCGCTGACTGGGGTCGCAAAGTTACTTGCACAATCTCTCGTAATGGTGATCTTATTTCCCGTGTTTACCTTCAAGTTACTCTTCCCAGTGTATCTTGCGCCGCTGGTCAAAGATTTCGTTGGCTTAACTGGGTTGGTCACGTAATGGTCAAGATGGTTGAAGTTGAAATCGGTGGTCAACGCATTGACCGTCACTATGGTGACTGGCTTCACATCTGGAATGAGCTTACTCAAACTGCAGGTCACGCCGCTGGTTATGCTTCCATGGTTGGAAATGTCCCCCGTCTTGTTCAACCCATTAACGGCACTGCTACTTTCAGTTCCTCAGGCAACAGTGAAGACTTCGCCTTCGGCTCTGCTGACACTAGCGCAACCATGCCCTCTGTTACTCTCTATATTCCTCTTGAGTTCTGGTTCTGCAGAAACCCTGGTCTTGCTCTTCCTCTTATTGCTCTTCAATATCACGAAGTCAAGATTAACATTGAATTCCGTGATGCCGCTAGTTGCACTTGGAGTGATGGCAATGTTGTTGTCCCATCTCTTTCCGCTGCTTCTCTCTATGTTGACTATGTCTACCTTGACACTGATGAACGCAGACGTTTCGCTCAAGTTTCTCACGAATACCTCATCGAACAATTACAATTCACTGGTGATGAATCCGTATCATCTAGTGCCAACAAAATCAAATTGAACTTTAACCACCCTGTCAAGGAACTTGTCTGGGTTGTTCAACCTGATGCCCATGTCTCCAAAAATTCTACAACTCAAGCAGTTGGTGGTCTCCAATGGTTTAACTACACTGATGCTCTAGACAGCTCTGCTCTTTCCGGCACTCCAGGAAGCCCTCTTGGTGAAGGATTAACCGGCTCTGATAACGGTGGTCTTGCTACTGGTGTTCAAGTTAACAGCAATGTTGGTGGTATTACCGGTCTTAACCAAACTATTCAACAAGGATTTGCTACTGTTAATAATGTTAACCTTAATAACAATACTTTCAGTTCTAACTTGGCTCAATCTATCAATACTTTTGTTGGTCTTGCCGATAACGGTGCTATTCTTGACCGTGGTGACAACCCAGTTGCTTCTTGCAAGCTTCAACTTAACGGACACGACAGATTCTCTGAACGTGATGGCCGCTACTTTAACCTTGTTCAACCTTACCAACACCACAGCAACTGCCCCGCTACCGGTATCAATGTTTACTCATTCGGTCTTAAACCCGAAGAACACCAACCTTCCGGCACTTGCAACATGTCTCGTATCGACAACGCTACTCTTCAACTTACCCTTACTCAACGCGCTGTTCGCTCTGCTGGTGTCTCTCGCTCTTGCAGTGTTCGTGTTTATGCCACTAACTACAACGTTCTTCGTATCATGAGTGGTATGGGTGGTCTTGCCTACAGCAATTAAAAAATTTAGATTTTCTAAATTTGACAATTTCATAATTATTATAATATACTAGAAATAGTATAATATAAAATTTATCATTTACACAATTTAACTACATCAATTTATTTTATGTTTTTTTAATATTCCTTTATAATTACAAATTAGAACTTAATTTAATACGTGAGATAATTTCGGATGTTGACATCGCAGGATATCTAGTTCCAACTATAACTTTATCTATAGCTCTTGCTTCCGCATAATAAAGATCTAACGGACTATCATACTCCGGTGAAATAAATATAAAATCCAAATTATTTGCTTGCATAAATTGGAGAGTCGTAACTAGTGGAGCATTTGCGATTACCTCATCAACCCATTTCATAAGTTTTACAGTTTCAACTCTTTCAATTGTGGTTTGAATCGGATATCTTTTATAAGTTACAACATCTGCATCTGAATGAACACCAACAACAACTTGTCCATATTTTGATGCTTGTTCAAATTGTTTTATATGTCCAATATGACATAAATCAAAGACGCCATTGCAATATATTCTTGGCATTAGTTAATTTTATATATATATAAAACTTTTTTAATTAATTATATATTAAGATAAAATAAGAAGGTTTAAGCATTTTTAATTAATGCTAAATAAACGCATTGCATTTAAGTTGTTGTATGATAGGTTAATATCAAATATAGAAAAAATATATTATTATAGATTTACATATTTTTTGTATATTTTATACGATTACCACCTGAAGAAATATTTTGTTCTAAAATTCATTGATACTCATTGAATTATCTATTTTCTTTGTAATGTTATAGTATTAGCTTCAGTTTGTCCAGGTAATAACAGGTCCTTGCCTGCAAATACTAGGCGCATTTGGTCGGGGGGAATTCCTTCTTTCTCTCCACTTAATCTACTAATCTGCCGTAATCTCATTTCTTCAGAAATTTTTAATTGTTCCGGTGTAGGTTTAATTTCTATAACTTCTTTTTCTTCATTTAATTGTTGATAACGCGTTAAAAGATTTTCGTATGTTCTTTCGCAAAGTTGTTGAGCATCCCATATATCACCAATTAACTCACTATATTGATTCATTAATTGTTGGGCATGATCACTTTGCAATGGGTTCTTTAATTGTTCATTCTTTAAATTATTTTCTAATGTATCCCTATGTTTTAGGGAATATTCCTCCAAGTAATCAAGGTCAATGATTATACCACCAGACTGTATTTTCCTGACTTTACTAATTTTTCTTTTACCATTTCCATTTAATTTTGTTCCTCTTGATCTCTTATTATATAGTTTTTTAATATTCATTATATTTATAGTAAATAAAATAATTATGATATTTAAATAAATAAATAATATTATAGTTTTTCAATATATTGAAAAATAAGTGTCTGATTAACATGTCCAATTACTTTTTTTATTTTAGTTGTTTATACCTTTTAATCAGTTTAACCCTTTTATTATTTGATATTTTACTTCCGCGCTTTCGTTCTCATCCTGAATGAGGGTGAACTAACATTGAATTACCCCTATGAATATCGTCAAGCATTAAATTATATATACGGTGTAATTAAGAGGTGTCAAAACTCTTTAAGGGTTAACTAAATGATGATAATTCAATTGCTCTCTTTTTATCTTTAATGACTATATTATTGTCATTATTTTTAGAACTATCACTATTATCATGAGACGCATTATCATCTTCTGTAGTATGATTAGTATCATCACTATCACTATTTTCAATCGAAGAATTATCATTATGCACTATATCTAGAGTTTGCACATCAAATATAGATTTATCTTCGCTCGTTGTTGTTTCTTTTTTATTTCGTGAATCATTTATTATTTTACTAACATAATTTATAAACATCTCATAGTTTGTAAAATGCTTTAAATTCATAATAATATAATGTATTGACATTGAAAACTGCTTTGTATTCGTTAAACCATATGTTATAATATTTTCTTGATTTGCATGATTATATGCACGAATAATATAACAATAAATAGATTTTAAAGATTTATATCGCTTACATGAACAATAATCTTTATTACAACGAATGTTGAAACATTTAATATTCGCATTTTCTGTTTCTATATCCTTATTTTTTCTTAATTTCATAATGTAAATGTCTTGAAGCTTTGATAATCCTAAATCATCAAATGATAATAATGATGGATATAATGTGCTCTTTAAACTTGTAAAAAACGAACCATTATATTTTAGGTCATCCTTAGTATTTACATTATTTATCAATTTATGTAAATATTCAGGTTTTGCTATTTTCATAAAATAGTATACATCAAAACTACTGTTGTCTTCTATGTATTTTTCTATATAATTTGTTAATAAATGTATAGAACTATTTTTTTTAATTAATTGTAGACATCTATCATCCATTTGCATATTTTCACTATTTATTAACTCTTCATATTTGTAAAATGCAATTTTTAAACTTACATTTAATTTTTTATTCACCATTTTTTTCAGATTAATACCTATTTTTTTAGATGAATAAAATCCTAATGCAAATTCAACTTCTTTACTATCAATAAAATTTTTATCATATTTTACTTCGTAGTCAAATAAATTTCCAATTAATCTTGAATGTATTAAATCACGTAATTCAAAATCATGATTAAAATCATTTTTATCTATAAAAGCACTATATATATCTAATATTTTTTTTTCATAATTATCGATTGAATAAAATAAATAATTACATAACCCCTTTTCATATAATTTTCCTTCGTTATTATTATCAGTTTTATTCATTTCATCTTTTAAGTTAATATTTAAATCTACGTTGTTAACAGAAAGATTTTGTGTTATATTTAAATGTGTCTGTGCTTCCTTATTATAATTATATTGAAGTGTTTTCACACCAAGTGTTTCTACTATACGGGTGCACATTTTTATTTTATAATTTAAATAAAATTTTGAATATTCTTCTATAGGAATATATAAATTTACATTATTTATTTTGAAACTCTTATATATAGTCTTGTATTTAATAGTATTATTATAAAATATTATTTTAGTATCATCATATTCATAATCGTCTAACATTATGTAAATATTATTTTGAATTAACATTTGTCTTTTAAAATAATAAGATAATCTATTTATTATTTTATCTAATTTTACTTTATTTACAATGAATAAATATTTAGGTAATTTTGAACAATCATTATTAAATATTGTTATAGACATTATTAAAAGTTATATATAATACCAAATATATTTAAAGCCTAAATTACACTTAAATTAGTATTTATTTTCTTGACTTAAACCATTTAATTACCTCTTGTTTATATTGTTCTCTATCGGTATCATATAGATTTGCAGCTACAGCATTAACCGGGTCGCTTGTATTGGGGGCATTCATTAAACTTAAAATAGATAAACATAGTGAAACTATGGTAAGCGCTGGGGTCCATGCATCTTTCAATAAATCTAAACATATATCTCCAGTTACTGAATATACATTTGGGTGAAATATCGTAGGACTAAATTTAACTTTAGGTTCTACAAATGGATATTCATTATTTATAACTATGTCTAAATTATATGATGATTTAATTCCATCCAATTCAAAATGATATATTGAGTCATCATTTGGTGTAATTGTGCATCGAAGGTGTGTGATATTTTCTAATATATCAATATTAATAGCACCGTCTGGATTTGCTTTATGGTCAGCTAGCTCTTTAAGCAATCTCTTATTTCCACTCATTTTGTTTATTTTTTTTAACTTAAATATTAAACACTTATTCATTCAATTTTTTATATAAATTACCAATTATAATCTATAATAAACTAATATTAAATATATCTGTTAAAATTAAAAATCATAATATACAAATCGTAAATATAAAAAATAAACTATAAAATTCGACTCATTATGAGATAAATCGTATTTGGACTAAATTTGCAAATTATATACATATTTTATTAATATATATGATTTTGATGTTTATTTAAAGATAAATTTGAATATACAGATATTATATTCCTAAACGATTATATTGATAACATGGGAGTGCCATACTTTTTCAGATATATTACCACAAATTATAATAATTGTGTATTAGAATGTCTTAATAATAGACGAATAACATTATATTTTGATTTTAATGGTATAATATATGATGCAAAGGCATCATTAACACATACTAATATTTCAAAAAAAATAGTGATTGAATACCATCTAATTGAGAAAGTTATAGAAATTCTTAATAACAAAATAAATAGTATAGGTTTTGAAAAGATTGATACTATTTATATTGCAATTGATGGGGTTGCCCCTATGGCAAAAATGGTTCAACAACGGCAACGAAGATATAAAAGTGTAAAAGAGACCGAATTGCTTCAAAATTTAAATAAAGAATATAATAAAACAACTGATAAAATAATATGGGACACTAATGCAATTACACCTGGAACTAAGTTTATGCACAGGCTTAATTGTGCATTAGAATTTTATGCTGTTCGTCTAAAAGAGATATTTCCCAACATAGAGTTAATCATAGATAATAGTAATAATGCTGGAGAAGGAGAGCATAAACTTTTAGAGCATATGAATAACAATAAAGATTTGCATAAAGAGAAAAATAAAGTAATTTATGGACTAGATGCAGACCTAATAATATTAACAATGTTAAAAGGTTATCCAAATACATATTTATTTAGAGAATCATGTTATTATCCTTTTAAAGTTGATGAAAAAATAGAATATCTCTTCATGGATGTTATTGAATTGCGAAAGGAAATTATGATTGATTTTGGAATTTCCGAATATGAACATTCGGATAATGCTTTTCAAGATTATATATTTTTGACATTTCTATTGGGTAATGATTTTATTCCAAATTTATTTATACTGAAAATACAAAAAGATGGATTTGAATATATGCGAGATATATATAAAAATGGTTTAAAACAATTCAAACGCTTTTTACTATCAGATAAAGGGATTGATTTGGAATTTCTTAGTTTCATTATATATGGATTATATAAAAATGAAAATAAACTATTATATGATCAATCGGTCGATATTGCTAGATGGAAACCGTATTTAAATCCAAAATTAACAGAATATGAAAGAAAAAAAGCATTAATTGGTTATTATCCATATTATATCAAAGAAAAAGACACTATTCAACTAGGTAATAAAGGTTGGGTTGAGCGATTTAATACATATTGGTTGGGTGATAATGAACCTGAAATATTAAACAATGTTGTTATCAATTACCTTGAAGGTTTAGAATGGATTTTAGCATATTATAGTAATGGGTGTAAAAATTGGTTTTGGCATTATAGATTCCCTGTAGCTCCTAATTTATATAGTCTATACCAAAGTATCGAACAAATGCGTAAAAATACCAAGTATATGAATAATATAGTAGAAACCAAATATTTTAATAATTTAAAAGCATTAAATTTATACCAATTAATTGTAGTTATACCTAAAAAAAGTCTTAAGGTTATTCCTAAAGAATATCGTGACTTATATATTAAACCCGAATTTGCATACCTAATGCCAAGTGATTTTAAGTTACTGACACTATTTAAAAGGTTTTTTCATGAGTGTTATGCTGTATTGCCAAGAGTCGAGACACAACTGTATGATAGAGTAAATTCATATATAAATAACCACATCTAAAAATATAATTATATACATAATATAATATACACATTATTTGAATTTAAATATGGCACAAGTATTTAAAGAAACCCCTAATATACAAATTCTTAATAAATTATTAAAAACAATAGGAATTGAGACATTTAAAGAAGAATATAGTTTTCGTAAAAAAGATTTTGAAAAATGGGGAACAATTGAAAAAATACTTGAATTAAAAGATGAGCTTAATACATATTATTTTCCTTGTAAAAGTAAGATATATTTGGAAAATATTGATGCTCAAAAAGTTGTTACTATTTTACGACAATTTTTAAAATCATTGAGTTATAGTTTAATAAGTAAGGAAAAATATTCTAATGGTGAAAAATATATTACATATACATTAATCAGCTCTCATCAAATACATACCGATAAACAAAAAATCATATATTGGTCATAGTATTATATTTAAAACTACTTTATGATTTATAAAAGAAGTTTTAAAAATAAAAAAAGATATATAATTATTTTTAGATATAATCATCATAATCTATTTTACATTTATTATCTATCATAGGTAATATATTTATGCGTTCTCTTTTAATATGTATAGGAATTAAATTAGGGTCAGCTCTACATTGCAATACTTCATCCCAAAATTGTCGAAATATAGGTAATGTATCTTTAAACCATTTTTTATCACGATAGACTATAAAACAACTATATTTATTTAATCCCCACCATGAACATTCAATATGTATATCAATTGATATATTATTAATTATGTCACTCTCATTTTTATACCAAGAATTATATTCATCAGATGTTATGTTTAATGGACTATATATTATATGTTTTTTTTGGTATAAATCATAATATACTAAGATTGCGCCTTTATATTCATCATTTGATGTAAGAAAATCTTCAACACATAAATAATGAGTATAACTACATTCTACGAAATGACATCGATTTAAATTTGTTACTTCCATTTGAAATTGCGTTTGAACCCAATAATCATCTTTTGGAACACCTACAATTTTTCTTGATTTTGGATTTTTATACTCTACTAATTCACCATCTTCTGTTATTCCATCTGGACTTGCAGCTATAAACTTATGCATTGGGTGTTCAATACTTTCAAATTCATATATTTTTTTTTTTATTTTATCACTATGTATATCGTTTGATATAGGCTCAAACATAGTTCCATGCTCTGTTGCTAATCCCGAACTATTTAATTCCGGTAATGGATGTGATTTCGATATTAGTAATGATTTTCGAGAGCCACCTAACACTGTATTTGCTTCACTTGCATTTATATGATTATGTCTTTTTAATTTCCATTCAATTGATTTTTGAGCACTATCTTTAGGTATGTTTAATAATCTATTTAACTCAGCAATATTATTATTGTAAATTCTTCTAGTTATTTTTAAATCATATCGATTATCTATATTAAATTTAGGTATAACAATACATATCATCTGGTCTATTATATTATGGTGAAAATCTGATTTACTATATACATGTAATAGATTATCAATGACATTTTTTTTATATTCGGCTAAATCCCATTTCTCTTCTTTCGCCTGATCTTTAAAATTATATATTAATTCTATTATGTCTTTATCCATAATTGCATATTAATATATTAAAACATTAATTTTTTAAATCATAACACAGTATATTTTAACAATTTGATCAATTTTTTGTATTTTTGAATTAAATTAAATATATATACATTTAATTTAAAAATACAAATTATATTAAATGTATATATATTATATAATTAAAAAAATGGACACAGACAAATTAAATATTGTGGACTTCGAAAATTCATTTATATTGGATATGAATGCGTATGATAGGAATACATGCAACCTTATAAAAGCATATCTTGACCGATTTGCCGAAGATTATGAAGTCGATGATGATGTTCCTTCACGTGTGAATGTATTGCGTATTTACCCAAACTCATATAGTAAACTCAGTTATGATATGGGTATGGCATATTATCATCTTCATTGTAACGCTCGCGGTGGTCGTCGTAGTTCTAAAGTTCAACAACGTCGTTCCGGCTCAAAACAACAAAAACGCAGTCGTCAAGCTCAACGAGAAATAAGACGAAGTGCTAAACAACAATTGTTTGGTGGTGAAATGCAACAACAAAGACAACAAAGACAACAAAGACAACAAAGACAAATGCAAGGTCAACAGCAACAACAGCAACAACAGCAACAACAACAGCAACAACAGCAACAACAGCAACAACAGCAACAACAGCAACAGCAACAACAACAGCAACAGCAACAACAGCAACAACAGCAACAACAGCAACAAGGTGGGTTTTTTGCTAGATTATTTGGTGGTTTAGGTTTAGGTAGTTTTTTTAAGAAAGCAGAGGTTGCTCCTGTATGTAAAAATGGTGAATTTGTACATAATAATAAATGTGTTACTGCGTGTCCCGAAAAATATTATGCTGATGTAGATTGCACCCCACATTCCTGTGTAAAAGGTAAACCAACTGATTTTTTTAATGTAACGCGTTCATCAGTATGCAACGCAGAAAAAGATGTTAAATCAAAATTAGCTGAAGGCAAAGTATTAGCAGCTGAAAAATTAGAGCAAGGCAAAGTATTAGCATCTGAAAAATTAGAGCAAGGCAAAGTATTAGCAGCTGAAAAATTAGAGCAAGGCAAAGTATTAGCAGCTGAAAAATTAGAGCAAGGCAAAGTATTAGCAGCTGAAAAATTAGAGCAAGGCAAAGTATTAGCAGCTAAAGCTAAGGTATTGGGTGA